GTAGCAGCAACTTGTTCTGCTTCTATCATAGACATTTCTAAGTAGTCTTCAAATCTTAATCTAGCTTCGTGTTCAGACTTCATGTACCATAAGTAACCAGAAGCTCCGTTTTCAGTTGTAACTTCAACCCAACCGATCTGTGCAGTATCAGAACCATTAACTTGGTATCTGTCTCTTAAGATGATTGGTCTGTTGCTAAACTGAGTAAACCCAGCATCAATGCTACCAACGATTCCTGAAGAACCTTTTGGATATTCATTACCATATACAAATACTTTAATATCATCACCATCAGCGAATGAAGCGCCTGTGTCTAAAGCAGCTTGAGTATAAGGTAAAACTGTAGCTCCTGTATTTGTAATAGCAGATACTCTACATTTTAACGTGTTACCTAATCTAGCTGTTTCATTGTTAACAATAATAACAGTATCAAATTGTTGAACTAAGTGTCCAGCAGGTAATAAAATTGTGTTTGCACTAGCATCTACTGCTTGTACAGAGTTAGCTCCTGATTGTAATGAATCATAAGCGATGTGTAATCTTCCTTGTTCAGACCAAATAACTTGATCAGAAGCAAGAGGCATTTCAGCTCCTACCATCTTAAGGAAACCAGATACAGTTCTTTTTCCGTATCTTTCTACTTCCTTTTCATAAATTTCTGGTAAAAATTGTTGTGCGAATGTACCACCACCTGATGCAGAATCGAAGCTCAAATAATTGTCTCCCCACAACGATTGTGTTGGGCGAGGTGTCAAGTGCTGTAATTCAGCACCTTGAGCGGGATTAATAAAAGGCATAATTTTTAATTTTTAAATGTTTAACTTATTTTATTTGCATTTCTGCCAATCTTCACTTTAAAATCACTAGAGTTGTTTCCAGATATAGCTCTTACTTTCATACCACCAGCCTCAACGGTTTCACCGTGTTGTTGTCTTGGCGACATATCAACGTTTTTTGCTTTAGCCATACTATCCTTGATAGCGTCAGCCTTGCCTTGTTGATAAAAATGATTTGCAACTAAATCAGGATTCATAGCTGTAAACAAAGATTTATGATAACCTTTAGCATTAGTAATTTGATGAGTATCTTTATTAGTAAATTTATTCACAAAATTATTAATATCTGATTGGGTATTTTTAATCTTATCAGCATCACCAATGTTTAATCTAAATCTTTTTTCTCCGACATTATATTCAAAACCTTTGAATGTATCATTGAAAACTTGATTTGTTTTTTCTTGAAAAACTTCTAGATTTTCTTCAGCGACTTTAGTATTCTGTTCGTAACGATTAAAAAAGTCTACAGCTTTTTGTTGTTCAGGATTTAATCTTGAACCAGCTTTGACTTCATTGTAATATTTAGACTTTAGCCCGTCTAAGTGGCTTTTGGCATTCGCAACTTGCTCTTTTAATGCCAACTTTTTTCTTTTAATATCTTTTGGATCATCAACCTCTTCATCATATGAATATAAATCTTCCATAACGAAAACTCTTTCTTCATCGTTTAAGTGAGGTTTTGTATTTTTAAAGTATTCACTCAATAAATCAGTATCACTCATTTTAGTGTAATCTTTATTTAAAGAGACATAATCTTCTAAAGTACCACCGGTTTCTTCTAAGAAATCAACTACTTTCTGTATGTTTTCAGGTATTTTAACTCCAGTTTCTTTAGATTCTTTGATTGCTTCAACAACCTCTTCTTTTACTTCTTCAACTTTCTCTTCAACCTCTATTTCAGTAATCTCCTCAACAACGGGTGTATCTTTTACCTCTGTTGTTTCTTCAGGAGTAACCTCTTGTACAAGTTCTTCTTTTGGTTCTTCTTTAGAATTAAGTTTAGCCCATTTATCTAAATCAACTTTTATCGTACCATCGTCTTTAACCTCATTAGCGGTTTCTTTTTTTGATACTTTTTCTTCAACCTTTTTTTCCTCAACCTTTGGTTCAGGTATTTTATTGTCAGGTTGTTCATTTACTTTTGGTTGTTCATCAACCAGTTTTGCTGTTGTTACGTTTTCAATTTTAACGTCAGCAGCCTTCTTTTTTCGTGCCATAATATAATATTATAAAATTAAACAAATTTATCTAGGATCAAAAGCATTCATTCCAAATCCACCACCCATTGTATCATTTCCAGATGATTCAAAGTTTTTTGGTTTAGAACCTTGCTCTCTTTGATCTATTAATTCAGATTGTTGGGACGCTTGCATTTTTGTTCTAGAGTCCTTTCTATCTTCTTTCAAATTTTCTTTTTGTGTTTGAGCTCCAAGCTCCATTTGTTTCAATTGCATATTTAACTGAAACTCATGATTCATTAGCTCTCTTTTAAGTTTAGCTTCTTGAGCCATTCTCTGAATTTCTATCTGAGCTTTACCTTGTTCAAGCTGCATTTGGCTTTGAGTTAAAGCTTGTTGCTTCTGAACCTCTGCTTGTGCTGTAGCTTGTTGAGCTTGAGCATTAGCTTGAGATTGAGCTTGAATATTTTGTTGCTGCATAGCTTGATCAGTTTCTTGTTTTTTCTTACGTCTAACTTTTAATAACTGATTAGCTAATTTTACATTTTTTATTTCTCTAATGTCAATTGCATCTTCTAAGAATATACCTTCTTTAGATAAAGCAACTTGAATGTTATTTTCTAACATTTGCTTTTCTTCTTCATCTGGTGATAATTCTAAGAATATACCAAAATCATATAAATGTAAATCAGACATTTCTTTTAATGTTGCAACATTGTGATTACCTATCTTCTGAATAAATGCTTCTTTAGTTGGTGAATATTCAATAATATCAGATATTCTTAAAGATAAACATTCGCATAGTTCAGCTGTTAAAAATAATCCAGCTTGTAATATATGTCTTGTAGCTGTGTTACTATTTGCAGCTGCCATTTTTTGTATACCAACAAGAGCTTTCGCGTCAGGTGTGCTAGCATCCCTAGCTTCGTTAAGTCCGGTCACGTCTCTTATCATTTGTAGATAATAGTTGTACGTTTGAATAAGTGATTGCATCTTAGCGCCACCACTACCAGATTGAATTTCCTGTATCGGAATTTTTCCTGGATTCATATCTCCATCAGACGTGAATGATCTACCTATAATAGAACCTGTTTGAAAAAACATGTTCAAAGCCTCTTGAGGATTATAGTTAGTACCATTTCCAAGATCTATTTCGGCTAAGCCGTCAGCATCTAAATATATGCCGTCAGGTACCATTCGCGAAATTACTTGTTGAAGTTTTAAATGTGTTATTTGAATCATATCAGCGAAAGTAGTTATCCTACTAACTAAAGATTCAATTTTACCTTTATACATTCTTGGAGCAACTATTTGGTAATTCATTTTAACCTTAGTGTAATCACTTTTAGGTCTCATCATGTTTTTAGCCATGCTCCATTTTAATAATTTTTTAGTTCCTAAAACCAAAGCTCCTTCATATAAAACTTCAATTTGTTTAGATATTTTACCAAATCTTTCTTCTAGTAAATCATTTGGAGGATTAAAATTATCATCTTTTACTATCACTTTGCTAGCTCCAGTAGCAGTATCTTTTACTTTATAAACCTCGTTCATGTATGTCTTGTAATTGAAATACAAAATTTGAACTTGGTTTTTATCTATATTTGTTGATTCAGCCATTGATCTATTGTAGAATCCAGTAGATTGATGACCTTGTTTACTCATTTCTTGTAAATCATTTTCACTAAGATTAGGAAATTGTTTTATTAATTCGTTAATAGGTACTGTTTTAATTTCACCTACATAATATACATCTTGAAAATATGGATCTTCAGTGTAAGAATAAACTATATTAGCAGGATCTACATAATCAATTTTAACTCCTTCTGATTTTGTAAAACTATTCTTAACACAGCCAATACCTAATACAGTTAAATCATAATTAACTCTTTTTCTTATTAGCTCATAATTATTACCATTCAACAAAGTATTCAAAGCTTGCTCTTCAGCTAACTCAACACCTTGTTTATAACTAAGCTGCATATGCAAGGCTAGTTCTTCTTCTGAATCAGGTAGTTTTTCTGGTGGTGTTGATGATAAACTAACACCAAAAGCTTCTTGAGCAAAGTCATTAAGCTCTTTTGTTTTCATGTCAGCTATTATCTTTTCCATGTATTTAGTACGTTTACTAACACCGAAAGGATCTTGAGAGTAGGCTTTTATATCAAATGTTCTTTCTGATATACCGTTTACTACTATATCTACAAATTTAGGTATAATAGGTATTGGTTTCCAGTCTAAATTTAAGTAAGACAGGTCACCGTTAATAGATAACTCATCTTTATATTTTTGTATTGCTTGTTCTCCTCGAGCGTATAAACGCAGTTTATGAAAGTTGTTTTGATTACTAGCAAAACGATTTGTGCCAGAATCTCTCTTCATCCATTCTTGTTCAATGGCTTTACCGACTTTTAAACCAAAATCGGCGCTTGCTTTCTCTGCGTCACTAACTACTTGACTAGGAAAATAACTATTTGTAACTGACTCAGCCATATTATTTTTCTATTAGTTTTGAATGATAGCCTCTATTTTTATATTTGGCTATATTTAAATTTATTTTTTCTTTTTCTATGTTTGCTCTAGGATTATATAAATGTCTATTACAAGCCATAATAGCTAAACCAGAGCTTATTGTTGCATCAAACTTTGTTCTTTTACTTATATCAAATCTTGACCAATCATTAAGTGTTTCATTAAAATACATATCACCATAAGTGCCATCTAATTTTAAACCAACATGATCGTTGATATACATTTCAATAGCAGCAGCATGTGCTTGCTTTATATCTTCACTTGAATTAGGTATACCACCTACTTCTTTCTCTGTAACAGATAATTTATTCCAAACCTTATCAGGTCTGTTCATAGAAAAACCTCTATAACCTCTTCTTTTTAAATAATAAAGTAATCTAGGTTTATTATTTTCACATAATAAGGGCATTCCATAAAAAATCATAGCTTTTAAAACGTCTTCAAAAAACATTTCTGCTGTTGCTGGTCTAGCAATATATTCTAAAAAGAAATGATTAGCAGGAGAATCCTCCATGCTAAGCTTTGTTAAACCGTGTAAAGATCCTTTAGAACCCTTACCATCAACAGTACCTGATATATCATAACTATCACAACCAAAAGCACCCATGTGCTCGTTGCCTGGATATTTTATTCCGTTTTTTAAAACTATTTTATTTTGTAAATGTTGTTGAGGTGTCCATGAAACTTTAAAGTTACCTTGTTGGTTTGGATAAAAAACAACTTTAGTGTCTTTTATACCACCTGACCATTGAAAATTACCTATTGTTATAGGTGCTTTTTCACCATTTATATCTATTTGTTCGTATATTTTTGCTAAATTAAATATACTACCTTTAGTTTCATCTCTGAAAGCGTGTTCTTCAGTTCTTGGAAATTGACGATAAAACTCATTTAGAGCATCCTGATCGCTCTTTAATCCATCAGCTTCGTTATCCCAGTGATCTATCACCCCAGTGTCTATAAAGTCTCCGTAAGGTCCTTTAACTTCTGTTTCCGGCGTATCGAATACAGGTAAGCCATAAGAATCAATGAATCCTTCGTAGTTCCATTCCATAGGTATGAACAAACTATAGAGTCCCGAACTTGTTTGTCCATTTCTGTTTCGTTTTGTAACATCTGAGTTATTGTAAAGTTTTTTAAAATTATCACCTCCCTTATCCAAAGCATTTGATGTTGAACCCATCATACACTTACCGATAATT